CGCGGCTGAATGGCCCGATGTGGTCGAGGGTGACGCCGGCCACCGGGTGGCCCTCGTCGTCGATGACGCCGGCAGCGGTCAGCGCGGCGAGCATCTCCGCCTCGGTGGCGGCCATGAGGTACAGATCGATCATGATGTAAGTGCCTGCAACTGAGCGTTGGCCAGACGCTGCGGGTAGAAGGTGATGGATCGCATGTAGCCGTTCAGGTAATTCACTCCCGCAGTTCCTGATCCAATCAGCATTCTGTTTACAACTGGAACCGTGCCAGAAGCGTCTGTATCTGGTGCAAGGCCGTTGACTGACTTTGCAAAATTATTCAGCGCGTAAGCTCCAGCTATGCTTGTAATTGCGTTTGGATTAACAGTACCTACATTCAAAAATGCCTGATTAACTTCACCAACAATCACATTAAACACTGGAGAAAAAACAGACCCTGCAAACGTCCGAATAGTGTTGTTTGCAGACCCATCATCAATTTGTGCCACACCCGGATTGCCCGTCGTGCGGAAAAATGGGCCAAAATTGGTAACAATCGTCCCCTCGCCGGCGTTGTACCAGCTTGAGAAGTTCGTTCCCGTCATCGTCGCGTCGTCAGCCGCGCGCGTGACCGTGGAGGCCACGGTGGGGATGTAGCTGGTAGCGAAGGAGCCGGCTTCGAGTTGCGCGCCGTAGAGGAAAACCGACGTGGTCAGCGTGTTGGCTTCGGCGGTTGTCGCGGTCGCGCTGGTCACTATGTAGAAACCCGCATTGGAAACTGCGGCAAGGGTCGTGCCGGTAATCGTGCAGCGATACCATCCGTTGCCGGCTGGAGTTATCGAAGCCGCAGTTACGCCGGGGCCAATCGTACCAACCGTGCCAGCGTTCAGGTCAAAGTTTGCGAACCCAGTGCCTGCTGCAATAGCCGCCGCCCCAAACCGCACCTGCACAAAGTCGTTCGTGTCTCGTTTGGCGTAAACGGTCAATGTGTGCGCTGCCTCCGTGAAAGTCACACCTTGTTGAACTTGGTGGCCGCCGAGAGTGCCGTCCGCAGTCAACCTATCGGCGTTCGTTGTGCCATCAGGCGAGGTAGTGGCGTTGCCTGTTGCGGTAGTTAAAAGTTTCGCCCAACCCGCGTTGTCAAACTCCGCCGAGTACAGCACCAAGTTGACCCGCTGCTCCTCGATCAGCAGGCCGCGCGGAGCCAGCGTGGCGGGGTTGTAGTCGAAGCGCGGGGCGTTGATTGCTGACGACTGGAGCAAGCCGTTGCTGCCCACAAACGTGGCTGTGGTAGACCGCGTGAACGTGATGCGGCTGTCCAGCGTGCCGGATAGGAAGTTCAGCGATAACGCAGATTGACCAACCGATGCGCGGGCTTGCGCACCAATGGCCAAGGACAGCCCGAAACGCATTAGCCGAAAGCCACAATGCTGGTGGCGGTCGTGCCGGTCGCGCGCACATGGGTAACGCGTATGGGCAGGATCGTGCCTGCAATCACGCCAGCAATCACGGTGTCTGCCGCGTCATCAATAAAACGCACAGTCAAATTGCCTGAACCGCCGATCAGCAGCCCTTTTGTGGCAAAGGCGAGCGGATTAGTGTCGTGCGGAGTGACTGCCGCACCCTTGCGGGCAGGGCCGTAAGCCAAGTCAACATACGCCGCAAAAGTATCAGGTGCGCTCATATTGTTGCCTCATAAAAAAGGGGCCGGCGCACTTCCAACGCCGGCCCAATAAGTTACGCAATTACAGGAATGGCCGGGTTGCCCCGGATCAGCATCGCCGAAATGCCAGTGCCGGTGCCATGCGTGCCGCTGAAGTCGGCGGTCAGGCGCAGAAACTGGCGCGGCCCTTGGTAGCGGTAGAAAACCACGTCAGCGGCGGCCTTGGCAGCCACCAGTGCGCGGATGATGCCGCCGCTGGCAATTGTGACGCCGATCATGTCAGCAGTGGTGACGGCAGCCCATGTTGAACCGTCGCTTGAATGTTCCAACACAAACTCAATCTTGTTGGTGCCGGTAAAGGTGATGCCGCCCACGCCGATGGCAAGGGAGATTGTCGCACCGTCATAGCCAGCACAATCCACTGAAACCGGCGTGGTATCAGCGGTGTAAAGCGCCGGAGCGATCAACACGGCGGGCGAAAGGCCATAGCCCGTTTTGATTTCCTGCATAAAATTTCTCCAAAAGAGTGGCGACCGGGGCTAGTGTCAGCCAGCCCCGGTCTGCCGATCAGGACGCGGCGTTCTGAAAGAACTTGACCGCGCCAGCGTCGAGCAGGTTGCCGCCCGAACGCAGCCAGCCGCAGAAGCCAATCTGGCCCTTGAGCATGAACGCGCTGTCGTCGAAGCGGCGAAGCGTGATGCCCATCGCATCGCGGATCGTGTAGCGGCTGAAGTTGCCGAACAAGATCGACTTGGCCGACGCGGCCATGCTGGCAACATCCTGGTTGATCTGGATGCCATAGCCCAGCAACGTGTCGGGAGCGCCGCCGGGGACGCCCTGCTGATAGCCGGGGTTAAAGATTGGCATACCGCTGCCGTCCTTAATCTTGCGCAGCACGCCCACGGTTGCGTCGTTCATCATGAACAGCGCGCCGTCGCGATAAGCCGGATCAACCGAGTGAACCAAGTTCACAAGGCTGTCGTATGTCACTGCCGTCACCTGGGTGGTGCTGTTGGCAGCAACTACGCCCGAACCAGCGCCCGTCACCACACCGCGCGGCTGCGAGGTGCCGGTGCCGGTGGTGAAGTGCGTGTTCGTGATGCGACCGAGGCGCGTCACCAGCAACGCGTTCACATAGGCTTCAATGTCAATGTTGCTGTCCTGCAACAGTTCAATCGGAACAGCCACAGACTTGGACGAATATTTATAGACCGGCAGCGAGACCGTCCCGAAGGCGGTATCGGTAGCGGTCGCAGTGGCGTTTTCAGCCACGATTTCGCCCACTTCAGCGGTCGCGTCAGCGGTCGGGAACGACAGAGGCGCACCAGTGGCGGTCACCAGCACGTTAGCAACAGCGCGCATCCCGCCGAACGCCTTCAGGCTTTCGATCAGGGTGGACGCGGTTTCGCTCGGGACGGTGAAGCCGCCTTCGCTGCCGGTGGTGGTGGACATGGTGTTGTAGAACGTTGCGGCTTCTTCAGCCGACAGCGAACGCTCACCAGCGCGCAGCCACTTGGCAAACACGGCAGAAGCCGGCGAAGCCTTGTCCTTGGCAGTGCGTTCAGCAGCTTCGATCACGTTGCCGCGCGTGTTGGCTTCAGCCACCAGCGCGTTGGCCTGCTCAATGCGCTTGATCTGACCGCCAAGGGCCGTCACTTCGTCCATCAGCACGTCGAATGCTTCCGGCGTGTAGCCGGTGCTGTTAACCAGTTCGTTTGCAGCGGTTGCCTTTGCCGCGCGCTGCTCGCGGAGAGCCTGAATGCTCATGTTTGCTTCTCCATAAAAAAACCCCGTTGAAGCGGGGCAGGGTCTGCTCGGCGCGGCTTGCGCTTAGGCAGCGGTGGCGAGTGCCAAACGTGCCATTGCACGGCGGCGCTCATGTTCTAGGTCAACCTGCGCGACAATTTCAGCAGGCGGCTCAACTTCGGCATTCAACTCTGGCGCATTGACATAGGCGCTCAGGTCAAACTTCATATTTATTTTCTTGTTTGGCTTTTCGGCGATGCGATTGACCAACCCAGCTTCAACCGCTTCGGCTGCAGTAAACCAAGTTTCAACAGCCATGAGCGCCGCCCAATCTTGAGTGTCGCCGGCTTTGTCGCGATAGGCTTCCACAAGCTGGCCGTCAATTTTCTCAAGCAATCCGGCGGTTGACATCATATCGTCAGCGTTGCCCATGGCGATTGTCCACGCTTTGTGGATCATAATCATTCCAGAAGGCGAAATAACCGCTTCGTCAGCCGCAGCGACGAGTAGGCTGGCGGCGCTGGCGGCATAACCGTCAACATGCGCCGTCACGCGGCCTTCATGCTCGCGGATGGCTTGCGCCATCGCCACTCCTGCGAAAACGTCGCCGCCCGGAGAGTTGATGCGCAAAGCCACATTAGCGTCACCGGCAGCGCGGATTGCGGCGATGACAGCTTGCGCCGAAACGCCGCCGAAAAACGCCGCGTCAGCCTCGCTGGCCACGATCACGTCATAAACCTCAATGGTCACGCCGCTGGCAGCCTGCATCACCGCCAGCGCCGCGCCCTTGCCCTTGTTGGCCTGATAGAAGGCCATCAGCCCTTTATGCATTGGCCTCTCCTGTCCGTTGCAACGCGGTCATGCCGCGTTCGATCTGTTCGCCGCCCTCAAGTTCAGGCAAATTGAGCTTCCGGCGCACTTCGCTTTCGGTCATGAAGCCTGGCTTGCCCTGGCCGCCCAGCGCCACGCTAAAGGCGTTGAACAGCGTTTCAGTGTCGGCGCGTTCAAGATCGGTTGTGTCGAACTCAGCGAATTTGCTGACTTGCCTAAAGAACTTGCGGTTGATTTCGTTGGTGAATGCGTGGAGGTGCGTGCGCAGTGTGTAGCGGACGAAGCCCGTACCCATCGCTTCGACGCCGCTGCCCCAGCTTGTCGTTTTTTCGTTGTGGCCGATCATGAACGGCGGCACGCCAAAGATGCGGGCGATTTCCTCAACCTGAAACTGCCGCGTCTGGAGCAACTGGGCATCTTCAAACGGCATCGTGATCGACTTGAACTCAAGCCCACCTTCCAGCAGCATCGGACGGTGCGACCTGGCATAGCCGCCGTGCGCTTCGTCGATCTGCTTTTTCAGGTTGATAAACTGCTCATCAGACAGGCGTGACGCGCCAGAAGTTGATTGAATCACGAAGTCAGGCCGCGCGCCGTTGGCAAAGAACCGGGCCGCATATTCCTGTGTCGCCATCGCGCCAGCGCCGGCCACAAGCATATCATAACGAAGCGGCGACGGTGTGCGGATGCCGTCAAAGCCATCGCCTGGAACGTGCAGCATGTCGTCCTGGTCGTAGACCTCAACGGCGCTGCCCATCGCGGCGTTTACCGGATAGACCGCATAAACCAGCCTATCCTGCGGCGTTTCGTAAACCTCGACGCGGCGCGGGTGAACCGGCTTCAGGTGACGGATGCGGCCCAGCGGATCGCGCTGGATAATGGCAAACGCATCGCCGTGCAGCAGCCGCGATCTGGCCATAAACGTCCAGCCCGCCGCAGAACTCCAGCGCGGGTGAAATTCCTCGTTCAGCGTCCACCACAGCACGTCATCATAAATCTGTTCGCGCGAACCGTCCTGCTGGCGGCGGAACGTGTTCATCGGCAGCACAGCAATCGCGCCGCTGATCACCTTCACGCAGGCATTGATCGCCGCCACCGTCTGCGCCGTCTGCTCAGTCAGGGTGGGCAGGCCGCCGCCCATGTCGCCCGTGAAGGCCATGAACACTTCGCTGCCGCGCGACACGCTGCCGCTCGGCACCACCGCGTTCATGAAGCGCGCCTCGCGAACAGCCTGGGCCGCCTGCTTGTCGGCCTGAGTGACCGTAGGCCACACGTTATCGCGGATCGCGTCAAACAATCCCATTACAGCACCCGCAGCATAGGCGTGCTGGCGGCTGGCTCTTCCTTGTTCATAGCCGCCACTCCCATTGCCATCGCAAGCGCCACAATGCCGTCGATGCGGCCTGTGCTGCGTGCCTTGTCTAGTTTCCTGTTTCCGGCAGGGTCGCGGATCGCAACCGCATTGCCGGCGCACATATTCAGCACCGGATGACCACCGTGCTGCATCAATTCCTGCAACGCCGCCTCTTCAAGCGCCGCGACTGCCGGCGACATGCTGGCGTAACCCTGGCCGTATTCCTGCAACGGCAGCGCCAGCCCTAACCGGTCAATCTCAAGCATCAGGCCCGGCATCCGCCAGCGGTCAAACGCTATGGCTTTTACCGGCAGCCCGGTCGTTACCTCGGCAATCTTGGCCGCCACCCAATCCAAGGCCACCACCTTGCCCGGCGTAGCTTGGATCAGCCCTTGCTTGTGCCAAACATCATACGGCACCCGGTCAGTCCGCGCCCGTTCCGGCACCAGCCCCTCGGCCATGAAGAACCACGACTTGACGTGAAACCGGCCATTGTAACGCGCGACCAGAACAAACGCGGTCAAGTCGGTGGTCTGGCTTAAATCCAAGCCGCCGTAGACTTCGCCAAACCTGAACGCCTCATCATCTGGCGCGGTGCTGTTTGCTTCCCAAACCGACCGCGACAAAAACGGACTAAACGGATTGACGCGCTGGTTCAGGTGCAACCAACGAAAAGTGTTTTCAGCTTCCGGCAACCGCGCCGCCTTGGCCGCGCCGTCGATCAGTTCCTGCCGCGTTTTGAACAGATCAAGCGCCGGGTTGGCAGCCTTCCACGCCGCCTCATCGTCTAGGTCGCAATCTTCTGGCGCGCGATACACATGGCAGACCGTCGCCGGATCACCACTCGCAGCCGCGTCATCAATCAGTCGGTTGAACAGGTCACCATCGGTGCGGCCCTGCGTCGAAATCCATATCTCCAGCGGCTTTTCGTATGCGCCCTGGCTGGTTGTGATCGCCTCGAAAAAGGCATCGTATGGCCCTTGCACCTGGCCGGCTTCGTCCAAGATGGCCACCAGCGGGCTGCCGCCGTGTGCCGTTTTGCCTTCTGCCGCCAGCGCCTCGTATTCGGTGTTCATCGGCAGGCCGACAAGCCGCTTTGACGATGGCACCGGGCGCACCAGATTGTTGATCGTTGGCGACATGGCCGCCATCTTGCTGGCGTAGTTGTAAACCTCACCGGCCTGCTTGCGGCTCAACGCTCCCGATGCAAGCCGGGCGTTCTGCACAGCTTCAGGCCCAATCAGAAACACCAGCAGGATGATGGCAATCGTAGCCGTCTTGCTGTTCTTTCGCGCAATCGACAGAATCGCTCGCCGGGTGTGAACCGCGTTGTCGAAAACGGCGTAAAAGAAATCTTCCTGAAAGCCCGCCAGCCTGATCGGCTTTCCAACCAGCTTGCCCTCTGGCACCACCAAATGCCGTTCCGCAAAACACATCGCCCGCTCGGCGCGGGTCAGACTTGTCGGCTTTAACTTCCGCCAATCACGCCGTTTGGGGACAGGGCCGGAAAAAATCGCCGGGTTAGTTAAGCGTCGGGCGCGCGATGAAGTCGTCATCGGCAGCCGTCACCCCTTGTTCAATCGCCTTGGCCTGCGTCTTGCGCTTGCCGGCGTCCCTGGCCTCGCCTTGCACCGCGCGCGCGTGAAGCTGAAGGTTGCGGCGCAGCGACATGATTGAGTTAGTCAGGTCGCGCGCAATGCCGTGGCGCGGGTTGGCCATCGACTTGTCGCCAACCACCAGCACATAGCCCTCAGTCCGCAGCTTGCCGCGTTCCTGTTCAAGATCAGCCATCGCCTTGGAAAGCTGGGCGGCGACTTCCAACTGGTGAGCTGTCCAATCTGCCTTTGGAAACTCAGCAATCACGCTGGCCCAGAACGGCAGATCACCGGCTTCCAGCGGCACATGCGCAGGCGGTGCAATCTCACGACCGGCAGAGGCCGCAATGACCTTGGCCGCCGCTATGCTGTCAACGCGCTGGCGTCTGGCCATTGGCTTTCCTGTGTTAGCGTTGTTTTTTGTGCACCCAAACGGTTTCCCGGCCTTCGACCTGTAAGGTTTTGACCCGCCCCCCCGGTCACGCTGGCCAGCCATCCAACCCCACAGCGACCTTCACCCGATGCCCCATCGCTTCGTTCGTCACGTCCACATGGCATTGACGACACAGCGCCCGCAGATTGCCGCGCTCGGTTGCGTGACCACCCAGGTGCAGCGGCGTAATGTGATCGACCTCTTGCGCTGCCGTCACCCGATCACCGCTTAGACAGATGCGGCACAGCGGTTCAGCGATCAGCACCTCGCGCCGGATGCGCTGCCATGCTCTGCCACGAACGCGCTCGGTTGCTGCGGTCATATCGCTGGCCATCTGATGCTATGGGCTTGTGTCGTGGCCAGCGCCGATCACCCGGAAACGAAAAAGGGCCACCCGGTTAGGGCAGCCCTTGGAGGCGCATTACGCCTATTCGCATTTCAGCCATGCCAGATGCAAGCGCAACCGTCAAGCCCGTTTTTGTTCGCCCACCAGTGCGGCCCGCAATCCTTTTGCCGCCATCCGCAGCAAGGGCAAATCATACGCAGCCCTGCCTTCAATCACCGCTTCCAGGTGCAACCGCGCCGGCACGTTCACACCTCGTCGCAACCGCTGCCTTGCGTCGATTGCCTTGCACAGCCAATCCATGACGCCCTCTAGGCCATTGCCGCCCGGCGGCGTGCGATCCAGCGGGGACTTGACGGACACAGTGCAAGCCTCATGCCGGCGCTGATATTCGCGCAATGCCTGCCACTCATCGGCGTCTAGGCAATGGCCAGACATGCCGACCGGCACCCGGTCTAGCGGATCGACACGCTGCACCGTCTTGCCCACTACCTGCCCGCGTTCGGTAATCTCGCGCGGCATGTAATCGGCGGCAGACAGGGCCAACCCGTCTTGCTCAGTGCATGGCGGCAGCACAGCCACACCCCGCGCCAATCGGCCCGATGGTTCACGCGCGCCGGCTTTGCGCGGGCGACCGCCACGATAGATCACTTGCGGCCTCATGCGGCACCTGCATCGTCATAGACCTTCACGCTGCGTTCAAGCGTCTTGCGGTCGAAGCTGCCTGCGTCGAAGCCGTCGCCATACTTCTGCGCCGGCTCCCATTGCGGGTCGCGCCAGCCAAACCCCGTGAACCGATCCTGCATCCCAGCGCCCGCGATGCCGTCTGCGTATCCTTCCTGATAATCATCCATCGTTCTGCTCCTCTGTCAGTTGCAATTCGCACTCTCGGAACCACTCAATACCGGTTGAGCCATCCAGCTTGACGCCAACCGGATAATCGCGTGCAGCCGGACGCACGCCGCTAACGGTGCCGCTATCACCGGGAGCGCATGGCAGATTAGCCGCGTCGATCACGCGGACGCGCTGGCCTGTGGTGAGGGTCATGCGTCCTCTCCCGCCATGGCCATTGCAGGACGCTTGCCGCCAAGCATGTGATAAACGCCGCCCTTGCCGTCGCAGACGTGGTTGGGAACAATCGTGCCATCGTCCACAACAGGAACGCGGTAGGCGCTCTCCAAGCCAAGCGGCACCACGCGATAAGGCGCATCAGACGCTATAAGCCGCAGGTTCATTGCTCGGCAGCGTTCGGCATTGTCGCCAGTGTCGGCACCAGGCCGGTAATCGGTGGCGCTGATAACCTCGCCGTCGCGCGTCACAATCGGCGTTTCAATGCCCGTCGCTTCACGATGCGTTGCCGCCTGCTTGGCCGCGCGGTCTGCCATGATGTCCGAAACTGCGCCCATAATTTCGGACGCCGTAGGGATCATCTTGTAGCGGCCCGGCGTGGTCGCAATCTTATCGCCGGCCTTCGTCATCATGCTGGCCGATAGGTGGCGGCAATCCCAAAACAGCATCAGCATTTGGCGGACGTGCAATTCCTCATCAGCCGATGACCCGCAATTCCAGCGCACCAGAAATTGCATCATCACGTTCATGTGGGCTGCGGTCGGTTGCCAATTCTCGCTCCACTCTTCGGATGAAGTCCATTGTGCGGGAGCCTCGAAGCGGCGCGCCTCCACGGCTGCCAGTGCCCGCCCCGTTGTTTCGTCCCATGCTGTTGCCATTGTTCGTCCTTTCCATAGGTTCATCGTCGTATCGGCCACCGTTCAGCCATGTGGCCGGGTGCGGAATGAAGGTCGGATCATCGGGCGGATGCTCGGCGTAGCGACGGGCTGCCGTGATAATGTGATCGGCGGTAACGTCGCGCTTTCGAGCGGCGCACCACGCTTTGCGGGCCGCCTCTTTCCCGGTGCGGCGGGGATAGGCCGCCCAAAATTCATCGAACCGGCCATCGCCAGTTTTCGCCACAGCCAGTCCGCGCGAAATATCAGGGTTGGGGGGGATTATAGGGGGGGGGTTATTGGGGGTCTGGGGGGAAAGGGGGGGGGAAGAAAGGGGGGGAAGGGCTTCCGTGACGGGCGTTACGTCACGTGACGTAACATCGTCACTTTCAGCCTTACGCGCACGGTATCGGGCCTGCCGTTCTGCACCGCTTGCCTTCACAGGCGCAGCCGCCGCCTCAATGCGTTCCACAGCCGCCACCAGCGCGTCACCAGACACGCCAGCGGCAATCAGTTCGCGGATGACGGCGGACAGCTTCATGCCGCCACCTGTTGACCTGGAGCGGCCCCGAGGGGTTGCACCTCGCTCGCACCCATTGGATTGGGGGCGTCCAATGGACGGGCCGCAGATGGCTTGGGATATGGCAGCGCAACCCACCCGCGTTGACGCGCAATGGTTGGCCACTTTTGCCTAAGCGGGAAAATGTAAAGGTGCTTGGGCTGTTCAACGCCCACATAAGCACCGGGGATAGCGCGCAAGACTGCTTCCTGCGAAGCCGTGCCAAGTCTCGCGCTCAGACTGCGCTTGTGCAGCGGCTTTCCGTCCGCGTCAAAAAACGATGAAAACTGTTTTTTGCTCTCGCCAGAATAAATGAAATTGCATGCCTGATAAATACCGCCATGGTGATCCTGCGCGGTGTCAGCGTAGGAAAAGCAAAAAGGCGCAATGGTGTTTGCCCTTACCCACCGCAGCGCCCATGCCAGAAACTCGCTAAGTTGCACGTCAACTAAAGGGTGGCGCACTAGGCGGGTAAGCTCCAAACTGCCAGTTGGCATCGTCTTATTTGCGCCGCTGCCGAACATCGCGCCGGCCACAACGCGGCCCGTTTCTCCAAACAAACCGCCCGGCTCCCGCATCGCAAAACAATGCTGAACAGCGCCGGGCATGCGCCGCGAATAATGATAATCACGCACCAGCGGCCACACCTCATCGGCTGTCGCGCCTGTGAACACGAAGCCGCTCATGACGCCACCCCGCTAAACAGATCGGCCTTCACGCCAAAGCAATGCGGGGACAGCCACAGACGCTCGCGCTTGGCATTTGCGCGCCCGTCGCCTTCGCCTTGGCTGCCATAGCCGCCACAAGCCTTCCACGCGCTCACGCGCCATCCTGCGGCCTCCAGCGCGTTATGCTCGCCATCATACCCGGCCAGCACAATCCGCAGCTTGAAGTCATCGCCATTGGCCAAGCACCAAGCTCGCACATCGGCGCTCACCTTTGTCTCGCAGGCGTAAACATCCACCCGGTCGGCAACGTCATAAGGCGGATCGAGAAACACGCCGCAGACACCACCGCCCGCGCCAGTGACGCTTGGCCCCAAAACCCGCGACCAGTCTCCGCACGCCACCCGCACGTCGCGCAGCCGGTCGGAAAGCTCAACAATCCAATCAAGGATGAACAGCTTGCGGTTGACGCCCCGCGCGCCCGACAGGTGCGGTAGCTTGCGGTTGACGCCCCGCCCCACCGACAGGTGCGGTAGCTGGCGGGAGTCCACCATAACCCCGCCTTGCTCTATCCATGGCCCCGCGCCGCTGCACCAGCCCGAACCAATCCACGCACACGCGCCCCAAAGCCACCAGCCCGCAGCAGTAGCGTTAAACCATTCAGGATCGCCCATAAGTCGCTCGGTGATGCGCTGGCGCTGGCCTACAAGCCAAAGGTGGCGCGCGTGCAGATCAGCCTCGTTGACCGGCCAGTCGGCGGCCTCCGCAACTGCATCTGGGTTGCCGCGCACGGCCCGCCAAAAATTCGCCAGCAGCCCGTCAATATCGTTTACGGTCTCAAACTTGCCAGCATGGCCCCGCGCCAGCAGGACAGCGCCGGAACCGAAGAACGGCTCGATATAGCCCGACACGTCGCCAAGCGCCCGCCAGACCTGATCGGCCACCGACGCCTTGCCGCCGAACCATGGGAAGGGCGCGGACAAGCTCACGCTGCCACCCGCCCGCGCGCCATCACGCCAGCATCGGACAGTGCGGCGTCCACGTCATCCAGGCTGCGGCAGATGCGATACACACCGCCAAGCGCATGCAGCTTGTTGCCAAACGCGCATTGCTCGTCCGATGCCTTGCCAGCGCCGGCCTTCAATTCGATTGCGAGCACGCCGCCAGGATGAAAGATCAGGTAATCGGCCCAACCCTTTTGCAAGCCCATGCGCTTAAGCCGCGCGCCTGTAATGGCTGTGCGGGCCTCACCAGCGGGAAAGTGGCTGTGCAGCACGTCAGGCGGCAGGATGCGCGCCAGATGATCGGCAACGGCGCACGACAGGCGGAACTCGCTTTGGCTGCGCTTAGGCACGGTTGGCATGACACCCCCCGAATGACCCGATATGCGCCCACATAGCGGCAGAACGGCGAGCGCGGCGTGTGCGCCACCCGGCAAGGTGTGACGCGCTTTTCAGCAGGGGAGCGCCCCGCACGCGGCACTTGAAGCGCCCGCGATGATCGCGCCGCGCGTTCATGCCACCACTTCCAGTTCGCGCCACCGGACAATGCCGTGCATCACCGTCGTATGGTCGCGGCCAAAAAAGCGCCCGATCTGCGACAGGCTATCGCCAAAGCGTGTTTGCATCAGCGCCATGGCGTGAAAGCGCGCGTGGGCGACCTTGGGCACCCGCGCGCCAATATGGTGCGTCGGTGCCATGATTTCGGCAACCGTAACGCCGTGGATCTTGGCAACATGGGCAAGCAAGGCGCTGCGTCGTTGCTTGCGGCGAAACAAAGCCGGCGTGGCAACGTCGATGAAGTCGCGCTCCCGGTTCATGCCGCCACCCGATAGCCAAAGGTGGGCACGCCATGCCGTTCAGCCCAATCGCAAAACGCCAGTTCAAATTCGATTGTCGCGGCGCGGTCTGCGTCCTGTATCGAATTGGCGCGCTGCAATGTCCGAATGCCTTGAATGGCCGAACGCGGCGCATGGCCACGGCGCGGCAAACCAAGCGCATAGGCCCGGTTGCGCACCGAAAATTCCGAGATATTCAGGCCATGCGCAACGTCGCTGGTGGCAATGTCATTGCGCCATGCGTGCCGAATTGCGGCATCCATGCGGTCTGTCCACATGATGGAAATTGGGCGGCCCATCAGCGCACCGCCCGCAGTGCAGAAACGTCATCGGGAATAATACGTGACAAAGTTCTGAGATACGCGGAACAATTCGGCAACATCGCGCCATGCCTTTGCTATTGCGGGCATCTTTGCCCTTGTTGAATTTTGGCCAAATAGAGCCTACATAGGCTGCATGAGCCGCCGTTTACTTCCGATTACTTGCCGTGACAAAAACGTGACTTTCGCATGTCACGCCGTTATTGGTAACGGGCCGGGAGCGAACTGCGCTCAACCGGCCCGACCGGCGCGTGGGAGAGCCGCGCCGATGCTATTTGTGTGGTGCGACCGTTGGCCAGGCTGTCAAGCGTGGCATATCCTGCCGCAACAATTGCCGGCCAATACCAGCTTGGAATGCTGCCACGTTCACGCCATGCCCGAACGCGCCGATCTGGCGCGCCGGTAGCCGCCATGATGGCTTTGTTGCCATACGCTTTGATGATGTCGGTGTGTGTCATGGCCGCATTATGTGCCATGCGATTTTTTTAATTGCAAGCCATAAAATGTGTTTGACGTGCCGCAAAATGTGCGGTTATATGATCGGGCAGCTTGAGACCGTGGGGCGGCTGCACAACGTAGGGAGAGAGACGATGGCTTTGATTTCCAACAAAACCCGCAAGGCTCGCAAAGAGTGGCGCAAGGGTGATGCAGTTATGGTTAGCGGCCATGGTGAAGGTCGCGTTGTCGATGTTTACGCAATCAATGGCCATGGCAACTTTGCGTCCGTCAAGTTGCTGCGGTTTCCGCATGGCTTGCCCGTTCAGATTTTGGCGCGCGATTTGCACGCTGCTTAAGCCGCTGCACAACGTAGGGAAAGAGACATGATACACGATTACGCCCACGCCGCAGCATTGCAGGCCCGCCACGGCCATCAGTTTGCCGCCACTGCGCACGATCAGGCCGAATTTGAGGCATGGCTTGATGCACGCCGGCAAATGCCCCGCGCCGAACGTGATGCGCAGGATGCCGCGTCAAATGCCCGCCGCGCCGCCGAAATCCGCGATGCCCGTTTGGCGCGCGCCGCTGCCCGTGCACAGGTGACGGCATGAGCGCGATATTTACCCTCAAGATGCTCACGGATGCCCGCGCTTGTTCGGAACAAGTCGAATTGTTCCGCAGCACGTTTGGCGACAGCGTGAACGTCACGGTTGCCCGCGCCCGTAAGGTTGCTGACAAGTTTGATTGGGGCTTTGCCATCCGGTTTTTGGATGACAAAGGCAAAGCCGAATACGAGCGCGTCAGTGGCGCGGCGTTGGCCGAATACGAGCGCGTCAGTGGCCCGGCGTTGGCCGAATACGAGCGCGTCCGTGGCCCGGCGTTGGCCGAATACGAGCGCGTCAGTGGC